TCAATGGAAATCACCTCTAAAACAATGCAAAGTCTCATGTCCTAGGTTATGAATACTAGCCATTTTTGGAGTCATAATAATACATTCTTTGCCTTGCCAAAACGAACAAGCCTGAACTGCAAAGTTAAACACTTTGCCTCCACGCTTTTTTTGTTCTGCGTTACAAGCGGCATCGATATCTTTAACAACGACCCAACGCAATTTTACATCCATTACTTCGTTTTTACTAGCGTCAAATTTTGTCTCAGGATTTTCCCAACCCTTAAACGTCATAACTCCAGTAGATACGGGAGGTTTAGTATTAAAACTCATAGTTACAATTACTGTTACAAGTAGTAAGCAACCAATCAAAAATGCCTTTTTCATTCCAGCCTCTGTGTGTAGTTAATAATGGTGTAGACGGTAGGATTCGAACCTACAAAGCCGCCATATTGGCTTGGCCTGTTCCTCCCAATGGCAGTTTGTTACATACCACCGGGAGAGGTCTACCAGTTCCACTCACGTCTACATGCATAGTATATATTCGATATTGGATAAAGTCAAGTTATTTTGGTACCCTAGTTGCTATACGTTAAATACATCTAATGAACTTTAACCAAATACCATTCGAACAAATTGTAAGTTTTGGACAACGTACCATGTTAGATCGTCCGTTGTTTTCTGTAAGTTGGATTCTTGGACGATTTTGTAATTATAATTGTAGCTACTGTTGGCCATATGCCCGTAGCGACAAATTGGATCACCAACCACTTGAAGTTTACAAATCCACAGTAGACGAGATTAAAAGACAAGCACGGGCCAATGGGTTTAACCAATTCCATTGGAGTTTTAGTGGTGGCGAACCAACTGCCTATAAACATCTTTTGGATTTAATCAAACACCTAGACGAAAAAGAAAGCAGTTACCAAAGTGTGCATATGACTACTAATTTGTCGCCAGGAAGTAAATGGTGGAAAAGTTGGTGTGATGCAACTGCTTTGTTACAACGAAGAAGTATTACAGCCAGCTTCCATGATGAATTTGCAGGAGAACAAGAGTTCGGTGACAAGTGTTTACAATTACAATATGAACTAGTACATGTTACTGTTAATCAAGTTATGGTTCCTGAAAAGTTTTATGAATTATATGAGCGTATGGCAAGATTTCATAAACGTGGAATCAATGTAACTCTTAAACCACAAAGTGATCTTACTGCTAGTCGTGTAGTTGATGGCTACACTGATGATATGATTAAACTAATGCAAGAAGGGTTTCCACAAAAATCACAAGGAGAAGACGTTTATCAGATTCGTCTCAACGATGGGGTTAAAGATTATTACTTTGATCAGGCTGAAAGATTTAATGCTTTTGGATTTAATAAATTTAAAGATTGGACTTGCAATAGCGGTTATCAAAGTGTTATAATAAGAAGCAACGAAGTTAAAAGAAGTTATAGTTGTCATGATGAACCTCTAGGAACTCTTGAACACTTTGAATTATTTAAGGAACCTAAACGCTGTATTACTCCCACATGTGTAAGTTCAGCAGATAGTAAGATACCAAAATGCAAATAGATACAGAACATCTACATCATTGGATGCAGGCTATCCGACAAAGTTCAGACCCTATACGGACTATGGATGCATTTTGGTCAGGTCAACTTAAAAGCAAAGAGTGGTTAATTAAAAATTTACGACCACATGTAAAAAAATTTGTGTCAATAGACATACACGGAGGTTGGGTTGGAGTATTGGCCAGTATGTTATTCCAAAGCGATGTTCCTGTATCTAATATCCGAAGTATTGATATTGATCCTACTTGTGAACCAATTGCCACTAACATGAACAAAATAGAAGAGATGGTTGGAAAGTTTCGAGCTGTAACAGCAGACATGTGTACAGTTCGTAGCGATGCAGATGTTATCATCAATACTAGTTGCGAACATATTACACAGGATCAATATGACTTGTGGTTAAGCGGGCATCCTCATAATAGTTTACTAGTTTTACAAAGTAATAATTACAATATCCCAGAACATGTTCGGATTGCCAAAGACTTGGAAGAATTTAAACAGCAGTGTCACATTAAAGTGCTATGGGCTGGAGAGTTAGAGCTTCCGTTGTATAAAAGATTTATGGTTATTGGTAAAACGCTATAACTTCTTTAGAGTATTTCTGCATACTTTTTTTAATTAATTCTTGATGTTTTAATTTATCTAAAGATCCAGACATGAATAACATGATTTTATCCTGACCAACAAAATTTGCACCGTGATAATGTTCGTCATTTGAAAAAGCAAAACAGGCTCTATGTTTTGGAATTTCAGGATATATTGGATTACTATCTTGAGTATTGCAAACATAAAAACTTTTATAGTCGTGCTTGGTAAGTAAAATATTATAACGTTTTGGCTCTAGATACAATGCTTTTGTATCGTCATTTTCTACTAAAGTAGAATCGTAAAGTTCTTCTTTTCCTCGGTCCATATGCGGATTAACTTCAGAGGTTTGCCTAAAAAGTACTGCGTATGCTAGTTCTTTAAAAGGCAATTGATCTATAATTGCTGCGATTTCTGGAAATTCTTTATCAAAATTATTTAAATATTTGCCTTTTATGCCAGTATAAACAGTTTTTGTCCGTATTAATTCTAGCAGTGTAGGAATATCGTGTAATTGATCTTCATTAAGTCGCGCATAAACTGGAACAGTATCCCAGCAATTAGAAATGCTTTTGTCTAAAAAACTCTGGCGATTACAGTAGTCAATAATCTTTTGTTCATCAGGCAATGCTGTTTCTATATCTATAGGTAAAAAAGCTATTCCCATTATAGGTCTATATTAAGTAAATCTAGTTTTGTTTTAACAGGGTTTCTATTAAACAAATATCTATTAGGTGGACTGTCTGGCAATACAAGTTTCTGATTTTTCCAAATATCTCTTCTAATAATTTGATGTAGAAAGTTTGTAATACCGTCAGGCACAAAGTTACACCAAGGTCCACTACGTAACTCTTCCATATCAATGTTAGTTTCGTCACACCAACTAATCAAACGTACAATCTTATCTTCAATCTTAACCATTACATGATAAATGTTATTGTCTGCTTCGATGATGCGTTCAAAATGTTTGCCGTTGTCCTTACACCATTGCTCTGCACGTTTGTATAAGTTACTAACAAATGGTTGTTCAGTACTAGCATTACGACCTATCTCTGCACCATTACGGATGCGGAAGTTTTTAGGAGTCCATGGGTTACTAGTAATCTCGGTTAAGATGTAATCAAGTTCACTAAAGTCCACCATAGTATAACTAATGTAACCTATCTTAACATCTTCTCTGTGCATGTTCTCAATAGCACTAACTTGCTTACGTCTTACTGTTTCGTGATCAATGTAACTTGGATGATTAAGACCAATATTAACACCTGCAAGTCCCGCTTCAACACACTTGTGAGAGAATTCAATATCATTAAAACGTATTCCGTTAGTCATTACACTAACATCTATTGCAGGGTGTAGCCCACGTATTGCTGTTACCAATTCTGGAAAGTCTTTGCGTAAGGTACTTTCAGCACCAGCGAGGATAATTCTATGTACTCCATCCTCACCCACCGGCATGGCTCGTATTTGATCAAGCAATTCTTCTATAGAAGGATCGCGGGTATCGTTTTCTGGTAAATGATAACAATGTGGGCATTCTAAATTACAACGATCACTGCCTTCAATAAGTACTCCGCCATTAAAATTAAACTGAGGATTATCCTGAGTATAATACAGGTTAGCGTAAAACTCATAATCAGCTTCAATCATGTGATGACTAACACCGTGTATAGGACACGCTTTAGCAATAAACACTTGATTGTCTTTATGATATCGCCACGCAGGAATGTGCCTATGGCACTGATGACAAAGACTTACTGTTTGATCTAACAAAGTTCCTTTGATGGATTCTTGTAACCTTTCAATGTTAGATTGATTAAATCCTATAATCATAAAGGTCTTCCATCCATCACTGTAGTTGGAGTTGAAATGATAGGAATTACAGTTCGTTTGTAAGTTCCTTTAATAAACTTTTCAACATAGGGATTAGTAATGTTAATAATATCAGTTTTTCTTAACCATTTTTCATACATCTGATCCTGTTGATGACTAACGGAAATTCTATCTTTGATTTCGTAAACAACGTGGGCGTTTTCCCATCTATCAATGTCAACACTAGATACTATGCTGTACGGGTATTTGTTTTTGTTGTTTTTAATAAATGCTTTTTGCAGCTCTTCAATGCTAGGATCTAAGGCAGATATTTCTCTTCCTATATTGATACCTAAAGATATAAAATAATCTGCGTTGTCGTAAATTTCATTGCCACCATAACTTTCTGATAAAGTCAATGCAATTACGTTCCCCCATTTTTCATTACTAGGTATCTCACCGTGTGTTAGATAATTTATTAGAATTTCTTCAACATTTTCTAACAAGTGTCTTCCTACAGGATCTGTTTTTAATGCATGATACAATTTATCATAGAATGTTCTGTAAGACACACCCTTCATATGATATAGATATCTAGATATTAATTGAGTATAACCGCTGTAATGAAATTGACTCATCATCCACGCATAACTTAAACAGTCAGCTAAATCTTGTCTTGAAGCAGAATCAGTTTCACATACCATGGCTATATCTTCATGACTGTTATCTTCATCGTCCCATTTTCTTTCTTCTAAACTTCTGTACATATCTCTAGGATAAATTAGTTTAATACCGTATTTGCTTCGATATTCTTCACTGTCCATTTCGCTATTGGGAATAACTGTACATAGATATGTTTTTATTGAATCGTGTTGACCTAATTCAGTAAGTTTCATTAGACCGTTTATATAAGTTTCTTTTGTTTCTAAAGGTAAGCCAAGGACTAATTCAGTGTAGTATCGAATGCCGTATTTTCTGCTTAGTTCATAAACTCTTTCAAGATTGTTTAAGCCCATGTTAATTCTTTTGCTGGCTTCCAGCGTAGGCTCGTGTAGACTTTGAATAGCTATTTCAAGTCCGTAAGTCCACTCTTGAATAATTTTTTCCATTTCAAAGCAATGTTCATTTAAATTTTTTGCATGATTAAATGTAACACGACGTATTTTGCTTCCTGGTGTTTCAACTGCATGTCTAATCATCCACGCTATTTCTACGTCTCGTTCTTTTAAAATTCCGCTATTAGCATCAATAACAAAAATCCAATGAATGTTGTGTGTTATAGCCCATTCAATTTCATGTGCTACTCTATCTAAATTAAAAACTTTTAATTTGTTTAGATAATCTGCGCCCCAACCACAAAAAGTACAATGATAAGGACAACCTCTATTTGTCTCTAACATCATGAACCACATTACATCTGGGTTGTCAGCAATAATTTTATCAAAGAATCCAGTTGTGTACGGACTAGGATAATCGGAAATATTTGTTTGACGCGGGTTGTTCCAATAACGATGTATAGGCTCATTATCTACAACCATCTTTAACAATTTAGCCCATGCTTCTTCGCCTTCACCAAACATAGCAACATCAATAAAATCATGTTTTAACCATGTTTCATTAATGCTAGGCCCACCAAAAACAATTAAACAATTAGGCCATCTTTTTTTAATTTTTTTTGCAAGAGATATATTCCAATTATGGTTCCAAACATAAGTGCTAAATCCAACAATATCAGGGTTATCTATTCTGTTTAGTACATCTACCTGACGCTCTCGTTTCCAAACAACATCTTTTAAAGTAAAATTGTTTTTTACATATTCAAATTGATTTGCGTATGCCCATATACAGCCCACACTAAAAGGCAAATAGTGTTCGTTGAGAACACCTGAGGTAATTTCGGGCTGAATCAAGTAGACAGATTTCATATATAATTTCAGTTCTTTTAAGACTTGATATTTATCGGGTTAAATAATCGCAAAGAAAATATGAAACATCCTAAATTATTATATCCATTCGTTGTAAATTCAAATTGGTCAAAAACCCGTGTGATTGAATCTTACAGTCAGTTTAGTTACACAGATAGCGGAAAAGATATTTTAGATCTAAGTCTTGGAAATGCTGGCTGTTTTATGCTAGGATTTAATAGAAAAGACATAATAGATTACGTCAGTGAACAGATGCTTAAAAACCCGTTTGTAAGCGGGGAGTATATGACTACCAATGAAGCTGTCTTAAATTTATCTGAAAAGCTATTTGATCTGAGCAATGGCTACAAATCGTTGTTTACCTTATCTGGAAGTGATGCTGTTGAAAGTGCTATTAAATTAGCAACAATGTACAACCCAGACAGGCAAAAAATCATAGGCTTCCAAAGTTCTTATCATGGAAGTACTTTTTTAGTTTCAAGTATAGGCTCTATTCCTGAGATGACTCAGCATTGGGGTAAACACATAAATTGTTGTGTACTTCCTTCTTTTGATATAGAACTTATAAGAAAAGAAATAAGTGATGCAAATTGTATAGTTATAGAATCATGCTCTTGGAATAACGGTTTAGATACGTTGTCTGATGAATTTTGGAAAGAACTTAGAGCTTTATGTACAGAAAATAATGTAGTTTTAATTATAGATGATATTGCCATGTGCGGCGGCAAGACAGGAAAATTCTTTGGGTTTAATCCATATGCTAATCCAGATATTTTTTGTTTAGGTAAATCGTTTTCAGGAGGATATTTTCCTTTAAGTGCCTGCCTTGTAAATGATAAAATTTATCAGTCTGTTAAGGATAAATTTTTAGCTCACGGATTTACATATTCTTTTTCTCTAAGCGGTGTATATTGTACCTTAAAATACTTAGAAATTTTAGAAAAAGAAAACCATTATGAAAATTTTGAAAGCACTCTTGCTAGAGCAAAATTTGTAATGGATAATTTAGTTAGTAATGGATCTGTGTTAAGTTATAAAAATTATGGTTTAGTTTTTAAATTAACAATTAAACCTACGGCAGAAGAAGTTTTTTATAATAATGGTATTAATGTTGGAGTATGGAATAGTAAAAGTGATACATCAATATTACTGATTGTTCCGTTAAATGCATCCTCTGAATATTTTAATAAATTGCAAACTAGATTACAGAACGCCTGTTCCCTTTCCTAGAAACATCTAGCGTAAGGCAATGTATCCCAGCTTCCCAAAACATTCCGTGTCGTTGCTTGACAACATGGCAATTAACATTATGTCTTGCTAGTAGTTCAAAAACTTTAGGTTGTTCTGTTGAAAAAATTATA